AGATAGCCAATCTTTCTCTTCAAGCATCGGATCTAACAAGACTGTCGATCTTACATTCTCGACTCAAATTGGCGGACCTAATGATGTGCTTAATGGAGTATTCATGAGCGGAATAAATGGAGCGGTCACAGTCTTTGCATAATATGTCTGATCAAAAAGAAAATCAAGAAAGCAAATTTTTCTCTCCAAAATGGGAGCCTAAATCTGAGCAGCCCAAAGAAGAGAAGACTAAATCTTCAGGCGGCTATCAAGGACGTAGGCGAAATAAAATTTGCAACGATGGTAAAGACTGGAAAGATTTCCACTAAAAGCTATCTTCTCCTTTAAAAAAGAAAGCGCCCCTAAAAAGGGCGCTTTTCTAGTTTACTATATAAGTGATCTAGGTATAAACTATACCTATCCCGCTAGCATCTATTCCACCCAACTGTCGAGGTTGGGCTTGGTATATGTTGTATTGAGCTGCCATCTGAGTGACCTTGCCCATACAGTCATTAGCTAATCCTCGATACACCTTCGAGACCTCATTGCGATTAACGAACGTCACAGCGCTCTCACCGTCCTTTAGAGACAAAACGTTGTCTCCACTCACAGATGACTTAGTAATGCCTCTGAGGGCGTTCCTAGCCTCCTTACTGTAGTAATTAGAAAGGTACAACTCTTTAAGGACGTTCTGAGCCTCGATATCCATGAACCCATAAGTCCCCGAAGCGTCATCTCCACTAAAATTTGTATATAGATAAGTGTTAACTTGTCCTAAGTTCTCATAAAGCCACCCGCTAACACTGGCAACTGTAGCTATCCCTGTGTCACTATCGAATTCTGTAGTGACAATACCTGAAGCGAGGCTCTCTAATACATTTGGCATACAGTTTATTACACCTTCTTTATCGATTTAACCAATCATGAAGTTCTTTATGTTTAGGATTATTAAGGTCTAACTCCATAGTTGGAATAGGTTGTGGTGCTGTAGCTATATTGCCTCTACTGCTATACCTATTAAACTCTTTAATAATATTGTCATGAACTGCGTTCTTTTCATAGTAAGGGTTTACGCCGACCTTACGGGAGAAAGCTTGTAAATCAGCTTTACTCATTTTGTTCAGCTTCTCTTTGAGAATATTGATATCATTGGTTCCAAAACTATTGGTTTCTCCTGTGCCGAAGATTACCTCAACTTCTTTTAGTACCTCTCTGTATCTAGCTGTGCTAGTCTGCCCAGCTTGCTTAAGCTCTTCTAGCTCTTCGAGTAAACCTTTTTTCGGGGGAGTCTCCTGCCCATTAGTGACCTCTTTGAAAGGCATCTTCTTTTCTTTTTTGTTAGCCATACAATATTATATACACTAAATTAAAAAATTACAAAAAAAAGCCACTCCCGAAGGAGTGACTTTCTTTATAGGTTAATGTTAGCTTAGACGATAACTCCAAGAAGAACACGGTTGTCAAGGACAACTCGGCCTTCTTCGATTTGACCGTAGTAACCAATCTTGTTCTGACGAACACTGTATTGGTCATCTGCAATCAAGTTCATCTCGCTATTGCTATCTGGATCAGTAGCAACGACACGAATGAGGGAATCGCGAGTGCGATCAACTCCGACAACAATCTCCGAAGTGGCTCCGTTGAATTGAGCGCCACCAGTTCCATCGAACTTAGCATAACTAGTATTACCTGCTGCAGTGTCAAAGATAGTATTGAACTTCTGTGTTTTGCCCATCTCATTGAATTCCAAAAGGTTAAGACCCATGAAACTGTCAAGGCCAGCATTTTGGAAAAGCTCTTGACGAAGTGATTCTGGGGCAGCAATTGGGTTAGCAGTCGCAGCTGTTCCAGCTCCGTCGAATCCGTTACCACCGCGAGTGTTAACAGGGTTATAAGCCATAGCGCGAATACTTCCAATAATTTCTGGAGAAACAATCAGATCAGTAATACCACGATTACGAGAGGTGGGAGTTCCACCAATCCATGAAGTATTGATACGCTTAGCAAGAATCATAAGCTTGTTGAGGTCATCAAGAAGGAACGATCCAGCGAGAGCTGAACGGAATACCTGAGTATCACCAGTAAGTGGAGATCCCGTATTGGTAGCGTTAGCAAGCGAAGTCATAACAAGAGAAGCGGAAGTCCGCTCCTGTTTGAGAAGAATCTCTTGTGCAACACGCGAGAACGTCTTACCGATAACATCCATGCGGCTTTTAGCGGCATAACGACGATCAAAGTCAACAGCAGAATCAAGAGTGTAAGTAGCCAACTTCAGCTCGGAAGATGTAGGAAGTACTTGGTTACTCGGAAGTCCACCAGCGTGGCTTTGACTCCAAACTCTGACATAATCTTCATCAGAGATGTCATAGTAAAGATCAAGCGGAATGCTAGGATTATCGTCAGCGTCAAATTGAAGCGACTGGAAGAGAGTGCTAATAGTAGGAGCATTGTTGAGAACCTCGGCCAAAACTGGTCCGATGAAATCAGCAAGAGCTACTTGAGCCTCATGTGCGACAGTACGATTGCGAGAAGCCATAGCCTTCACAAGCTCGATCTGTTCTGGGGTACGTTTTAAAGTAATTTTCATAATAATATAATTTTTTTTAATTATCCGTTACAATCAAAAGATACAACGATGTAATCGCCAACAAACTGATCGGTGGTAGGTCCAACACTTGTGCGGGTTCCCGTTCCAAGAACGTGACCGAAAGTTTTAGCAGCGCCACGAAGAGCGCCAGTAACTTTTCCAGCATTGGCATTAGAAGCAATGATAGCTTTTCCTGGAGCGTAACCAGCGACACCACCATCAAAGGCGGAAGCGGCTAAAGTGAAGATTCCTTTGGTAGCGACTGGGACAGCTTGTCCTGGGAGCATAGCTTGGAGTTCTTCTTGCTTTTGGGGATTGTAGAGCAGCTTTTCGCCGTTCTCATCATTTTTTGCAGTTTGATACAAAGTCATGCCCAAGGGGATTTCTCCCGAAGTGGAACCTGTAATCTTGAGATTAACTTCAGGATACATATCCGTAGTACCAACGAAAGGATAATCGGTTTTACCCAAGTAGCTATTCGTTTTGTACGTTACAGGATCGTTATCAAAGTTACCGTCTGATACCTTCACGAAAACGCCAGCATCGCCAGCTCCCGTGTCGGTAGTGCTAGTGAGAACATCAGCGCTGATAACAGCGTACATGTTCACAACATCGTGGTCAGAGTATTGTCTGAATGGTAGAATTCTTAATGCCATAATCTATTTTTTGTTTTTTTTTAAGAAATTTGAATGTTTTCGCGAGAGAAAGCTGATTTGAACTTGTCTCGCAATGAAGGCTCTTGAGATGCAACAGCCTCATTAGTATTAGAGACTTCCGCGTCTACTGTTTCAGCAGCGTCAAGAGCTTCTTCAATTCCAACTTCTCCAGTAGAAGCGGTTGAAAGCCTTTTCGCCACTTCATCATCAATGCGGGTTTGGATTTGAGAGTTGAACTCTTCTTGGACCTCTTTATTTTTGGCCTTCCAAAGGATATTGAGTTTTGAAGCGAATGCCTCATAAGAGGATTCATCTCCAAGACCTTTAAGCTCAGAAGCGAGGAATTCACGATCTTGGTCATCAAGTTCGAATTTCTCGTCGATCTGATCCATGCGAGTGTTAAACGAAGCGATAGCTTCTTCGGCTTTCTTTTCGTTTTCAAAAGAACCGATTTGCTCACTAGCTGTGCCAAGTTTAGCTTCTAGTTCTGCAACAGAAGCTTTGAGGTCTTCGTATTCTTTCGTTTTAGCTTCTTTAGCCAATCGCTCTGCTTCAATATCCTTACGGTATTGCTCGTCCCGTTGGCGGATCGCATCAGCAAAGGTATCAGTCATAGAAGCTACAGCTTCTTTTGAGAATTTCTTCTCATTGAGAAGATCCTTTAGTTCATTTAGAGTATTTTCAAGTTCCATATCGATAATGTTCTTTTGGTTGTTTACATTTAAATTATTGTTTTGTGAAATTTTATCCCGTTTATCAGAGATAAAAACTTCCGTAGCGTCTTCGGAAGGAGAGTATAGACCTTTTACATTAGCTGCTGGGTTTAAAGTATAAGCTATACCTAATGGGTAAATATCGCCTTTTATTAATCTATAAATAGTTTCTCCTTTGTCTGTTTTCCCGTTGCCTCCATAGCTCCGTAAAAAACCTCGCATCTCTAATATCTCTTCAGGGTCAGAAATAATTTGCGCCTCACTTAATAAGTTACTACCTACTGCTAAAACATAATCATTAAAACCCACCTCCCAACTGGCAGAGACTTTCTGATATTGATTACTATCTGGATCTAAGGATTTCTCGACTAAGTCAGTAAAATTAGAATTGATAGTCTTATATAAAACAGCTCCCAAAGCTATATTAAAAGGCTCTTTCATAGAAGAAGCTTGATTCTCTTCTATAAGCTCACTAGTTTTATAATTGCTATAACCAGCAGAGACTATATGCCCTACAACTTTTTGTTTATCATGTTCGATATTAGTAGGTTTATGAATAAAATTGTTAGCATATTTAACAGCGGTAGCTGAATCCATGCCGTCACCATTCTTATTGAATTGGTTTATAACGGCAGCGTTGAAAGCTACACCCATAAGATCTACATTTTCATTATAATCTATATCTTTTGGGATAAGAGACTCTAAGTTCTTTAAAGAAGCCTTAGAGATTAACGAAGCTGAATTTATCTTACAAGATGACAGTGGGGCTTCAAAAGTCGCGGTGTATTTGTAATCCATCACTTTTTTTCTGCCCAGCTTTTAGGGAGGGCGTTTTCAGCCCCAATTTTTTTTGCTCTACGGATTAGTTTAGCTTTGAATTGATCAAAGCTCATCGACCCCTTATATCTTCCCCAGCTACTTACTGCATCTTTTACATCTTGTGCAGACATAACTGGAAACGAACGCCTTTCGGGATCAAGAAAATCGCTGTCTTTTAATGCACCTCGTTTTTTTCCTCCAAATCTCTCTGCGGCGATATCCATCAACAGTTGAGCATAACTCTTCGCGGACTTCTTGTCGTATTTAATATCTTTTTTAAGATCTTTTTTCTCAGAGTCTTTCTTTTCAGATGGAGCGCCTTTTTTTAGTTTTTTAATTTTGCTCTTGTCATCTTCGATAGCATCTTTTTCATGCTGGGCCTTTTCTTTTTTAGAGTCTTGCTTGAGTTCTTTTTTATCGATCTTATCGTATTGTTTTTTATCCATACTTTCTGATTTCTTATTCACCTCTTTATGTTTTTTCATAAACGATGCGTGATCGGGACCAGCCATATATACGACTTTGCCATCTTCATCTTTATGAGAGTGGACACCAGAAAGACCCATTCTCTTAGCATCTGCTATCGCATCGTCCTTAGACTTAAAGTAGTGTTTAGATATCTCTGGGGAGCCATAACTAGAATATTCTTTCTTTTTAGATTGACTTTCTTTGTTTTTATCTTCGCAATGCATTGCTTCAGATATATCGACTTCAATACCGTTTTCTGTATAATTAAAATTATTTTTCATGGCTATGATATAGGATTGCTGCTGGATAAGTTTCTAATGAATGTTCAGATGATATATTTAAAACTTGCCTTAAAGTGCCTAAATCTTCAATTTCGTTAAAATCTTTTACACATGATTCAAGAGTTTTATCCCAAGATTCTTTATCCCGTGAGCAAATGATAGATTCACACAGAGTAGCGAGCATTACCTCTTGCGCTTCGCTGAGTTCTTTTACTTTTAAATGAGAGGTCATTTTTTCTTTAGAATCATTAATAAAACTATCTATAGAATATATGGTTTTTTGTATATTAGCTCTAGAGTAAGTGGCGTTAGCTAAAGGTATACCAGTAGTCCCTTCTGGCCTACCGCCTTCTTTTTTTGGCCCTGCTGCTGGGGCATCTAAAGGAGAAAATACAGGCACTCCACCAACTAAGGGGTTAAAGTGTCCTTTTTCTCTCTCCTTAAGTAATTCTTTCTGAGCCGACTCTAATTGATCAGGATTTGGGAATTTTCCATTTTCAAACATTTCCATCCCTTGCTTCGGGGTAATGATACCTAATTCCATAAGTCGAGTAGAAGCTCTCATAAGCTGGACCTCATCTCTCATGTCCATATCCTTCATCTTAGCTTCGGGCCAAGATCGGAACCCCAAACTTTTTGCCACTCTTTTTATTTCCTTGTTTAAGAAATCATTCAAGAACCCATGACGGGACTCTTTAAGTCTATCAATGAAGATTTGGGCTTTGACTTGAGTTGAGTTAAATTTCTCTTCCCCAACTATTACATTTTGTAATCCTTGTTTAATATCTTCGTTAAGCACCTGATACTTTTCTGGTCCAAGAACCAAATTCAATTCAGGCATAATGAATTCCGCCTTAGTCGTATAGTCGGAAACAAGAACGCGACCTACGCTTTCATTTTTGAAAAGGTTTTGCATAGCAGCCATGTTATTGGGGTTAACTCCACCTTTTTCAGGGTCTGCGCCCATAGTGATAAGCAATATTACATTTTCTACTGTGCGGGTAATGGATTGATCCATTTTTTTCAATTCAAGCTTAGCATTGATATCGTCCAACACTGGGAAACCAAATGGTATAGCGAAAGGCTCGTAATCTTGTTTTTTATAAAAAGAATAAGAAAGTCTTTTTGGATCTAAGTCAATACTGATTCCTTCATTAGAAAAAGTCCCTCCTAATATAGATTTTTTAATTTCGTCATCTAAAGCTTCGAATATAGCTATGTCCTCTTCTGTTTGCGGGTTAGATAGTCGAGCTAACTCATATTCAGATAAAACTTTTTGATAAACCGAACCATAGTTAAAAGTGGTGGTTCTTTTAGCTACGACATCATAAGGGTTAAGTAGGATATACTTAAGAGGAATTTTATTAGCAGAAGCGCCAATAGTCCCCACTTGGTTCATAAGCTTGGCATAATCATCTACTTTAAATTTGCCATCAATCCTATAAAGAAAGACGTTCCCGCTGCGGTAATACTCTCTGAAGTATTGATCTTTTAAAGATGTAATATTAACTCTTTTAAACCATTCGTAAAAAAATTCTTTACTCTTTTTTGAGCCGCCTTCTAAATAGACATCAGTATTTGTAAACTCTGACATAATATCTATAGCATTCCTAAATACGGCGACATTGCAATAAGCCTTCTGGCATAATTCAATAGCGTCCCGACAGGTTATACCTTCTGATGAATATTCATATGGCAACAGACCCGAACTTATACTGGAGTAACGATTATGAAGAGTCGTATAAGCAGCGCGGTTCGTGCGAGATCCAGAAAACCCGCTGGTCGATGCCCCCTGCCTCCTAGCTTCGGATACCCCACTATAGGATGCTTCAGAAGTATAAAAAGGTTCTCCCAGTAATTCTGGAGAGGTTTCCTCGTTATCGCGAGTATGTGATGGGTGATCTGAAGTATTGAATTTCTTCCAATATTCAGCACTTTTAGTATATTTCCTTTTCGACATAAGATACAAATTATCTTACACCTCAAAGTTAACTTTCAACTTTTAAAAGTCAAGAAATGAACATTGGTACAAAAGTGTTTTGCCTATCTGATATGTCATCTGACTCCATATCATAGAATACGTTCATCATCCAATTACCTAAGACCAAGGCTGAATAAGAATCTTTACGAGCTTTGTTAGCTCCGCTTTGCCTTCTTAAGTTACGCGGTAGATCAAAACTTTGAGTTCCTTGAGAAGATGTCGTAATTTGAACCATAGCGCATTGGACTTTAATAAGATCCATCATGTCTTTTTGGTGTTCGACGAAATCAATCATCCTCGCACCTTTTGCTCCTTTTTCATCAGTATCATTCTTTAAGAACTTCAACTCTTCTATAGGGACTCTAGATTTTCTTTGATTGTTATAATCATCATTCATAGCGGCTCCCGCAAAAAATATACGCTTATGGTCAAAAGAAGATTGTAAAGACTCGTTAGCTAGCCTAATCCAAGACGAAGTAGGCTTTCTAAGGAAAACGAATTTTCTTTCTGATTTATTGTATTGATTTTTAAGCCTACTCAAGTTTCTATCGTAATCTTTAGATTTGTCTAAATCAGCTTCAATTACTCCTAGATTTAAATTTTTACTTTTGAATATCTCACTCTCATTACAGGAGCTGATGAATTGAACGCCTCCATTATAATCCCCTACTACAGCTGATATATTAAAGTGGGTAAGAATGTAAGCCATATACTTAATATGTGTTTTTAAGTTGGCTCCCGATAAAGCATAACTATG